TGGAACGCCGCCGAATCCAGAAAGCCTCGGCCCTCTACGAAACCCACCTCGAAAACATACTCGACCTGCTCTCGGCAAGAGGCATCAGCGAAGAAACAGCCCGGCTCCACCACCTTGGATACATCGACAATGACCCCATCCCAGGCCACGAAAACTACAACCAGTGCATCACCATCCCCTACATGTACCCCGTCTGGGGGGAGCCAGCCGAAATACGAAAAATGCGTTTCCGCTGCTCACTCCAGCATGATTGCAAAACCCACAACCACCCCAAATATCTAACCCCGGCCGGGGACACAGGCTCCATCTACAACATGGCCGCCATGGCCAACCCGGCAGCCGAAATGCACATTTGCGAAGGCGAATTCGACTCCATGATCCTCGAACAATGCGGATGGCCGGCCGTAGCCCTACCCGGGGCCACCTCGTGGCAAACTTTCTGGACCAAATTTTTTGAAGGCTACGATCGCATCTACATCTGGTCCGACCCAGACAAAGCAGGCGACCAGATGGCACAAACAATCCAAACCGCGCTGTCGCAAGCCACCCGTGTGCCCCTCACTGTCGGGGATGTCACAGACACCTACCTGAAAACAGGCAAAACAGGGTTGACACAAGCCCTCAACACAGTGCTACAATAAAACCAGACAAACAACCCAAACCAAGAAAGGCATAAAAAAGCATCATGGACCCCCTCGACACCTGCCCCATCCCCGGCCGCCGCGACACGAGTAAAGCCGCCAGGAGACGCACACGCCTCGCCATCTGTGCAGAAAAATGGGCCGACGGCGTGGACCCACTCCACATCATGCACACCTGGGGCACCACCTACGATGGGATGCGATCCATGATCCGCGCCAACCCCGACATTAAACTACCCGACGACATGGCCAAACGTTTGCACAAAATCTGCCGGGAAGCCTACCCCAAAAACCAGCCCAACAGGCACCGAAGCGGATGGGACCAATACGAAAAACAGTACTACACCCACGAAATCCTCTTCCTCGACCAGTTCAACGTGCCAGCCATCGAAATCCTTAACCGGCTCGACGTGTCATGGACCATGTGGAAACACATCATCAACGAACAACACCTGACACGTTTACAGCAGGAAACCGACAACGCCTGCCAATGGGCAAACCTGCGAAAACAACACCCCGACAAAACCGACCAGGACATCACCCAAATGATGTACAATAACCAAGTAACATTCAGCAAGGTGATGAAAACCATACCCGCATAAACATCCACCACACCAGCACAGTATTTGCACACTCTTTCACACATAGGAGGCATGATGGTCACCACAACCCAACACATGACCGACACACACAGGAACAACACCGACCAGCTGCCGGAGCATCTACAAGACGTCATATGCGGCCGTGCCATCATCCACAATGCCGGCGAAGTCTCATGGTGCACACGCAAACCAGGACACGACGGCGACTGCCGCACAGGATGGCAGCCCACCACACAACCGATAGGACATCATGGCAACCAAAACTGAAACGTTGATCCAACGCTACGGGGCTAAAGCCGCAGACGTCCTCGCCGACAGGTCTATCCCCGCCACACAGCTAGCCCAAATGCTCACTGAAGCCGGATACCCCATCTCCGCCACCGTCATCAAAGACTACCGCCGCAAACAAGCCACCACCACCCCACACAAGGAAGAGGAGGATACCCGATGATAGACAACATAGACCGGCTCCTCACACAACTAGCCAACCACAACAACGAAGCAGACACCATCGACGACAATCTAGCCAACGGTACTGTACGCCGCACACGCATCTCCGAATGGACCCTACCCAACGGAGAAACAGGCCGATCCATACAAAAAATCATCGACCACCAACCCGCAACCGACCCCTACCCTGTAGACGAACTCGTCGACAAGCTAGCCGAATGGACACCCCCAAAACCCGAACAAGACACCCGCACCGACTACAGCACTGCGGCCTTCGTCATCGGGGCAGGCGACTTCCAAATCGGCAAAGGCATCCCCGGAGGAGAAACAGCACACTTCGCCGACGACTACCTACACTCACTGGCAGCCGCCAAACACTACTGGCAACAAGCAGGCAAACCGCAACGAGTCCACATCGCATTCCTCGGCGACATGATCGAAGGATACGTGTCACAAGGAGGCAACAACGCCTGGCGCACACAAACACCCCTGACCGAACAAATCAGGCTCACCCGCATGGCCATGATGCAACTCGTACACATGTTCGACCACTGCGCCAACGTCACCATCACATCCATCCCCGGCAACCACGGAGAAGCCGTACGCTTCGGCAAAGGCGTCACCACCTACGACGACTCCTTCGACGTGGACTGCTGCCGGGCCATCGCAGAAGCATACCAACTCACCAACAACTACCCCAACCTACACTTTTATTTCCCCAGCCGAGACGAAATGACCACCACCGTCGACGTGGCAGGCACACAAATCCTACACGCCCACGGACACCAATGGCGCACCGGCAAACACTATGATTGGTGGCGCGGCCAAGAATTCCACAACGGCACCACATCTAATATTCTCATGGCCGGGCACCGACACCACCTAGAAATCTCCGAGCAAGGACAACGCACCTTCATCCAATGCCCATCCATGGAAGGAGAATCCGTCTGGTACCGGCACAAGACGGGCACCACCGGCAACCCCGGACTCGTGTGCTACACTATCAACAACAAAACACCAAACAACTACCAGATAGCCAGATAAAAGAGATGCCATGAGCAGACGACCAACCAAAGCAGACCTAGCCACCACCGCATCATGGGGATGGGCCACAGACCATCATCTACGCACACTCAACCGGGCATGCACCAAAACAGCCGGACACTACCCCGCAATCAGTGCAGACGACCTGTACCAAGACTCCCTACTATATATTGCGGTGCGGGAACAATACCACAACCTAGACAACAAACACTACACCAAAATGTGCTACAGGGTAGCCAAACGGCTAGCCAACAAAACAGTACAACACCTAGACCAGCCGAAACCTTTAACCGACATCATTCATCTAGCCGACAACCAAACCAGCATTTAAAAGGAGAACACACATCATGGTCACAACCATCCTCGACGACGGCACCCAAACCACCAGGCTACAAACCGTAGGCGCCACCACCACCGCCATCATCACCAACACAGAAACACCCGAAACCATCACCGCCAAATACACCATCAGTAAAGACGGCACAGCCACCTACAGCATCAGCGGAAACACCTATTTGGGAGACCACCAACACATTATTAAACTCATGTACGACTACTGCCACTGTGTGGGACGATTCGACACCACCAACACCAGCAACCCAGACAACCTCGACAACCTATTCAGGGGATGACCAGTGAGCCGAACCTACACCACCGCCGACATCATCCAAGCCGCGCAATGGATCTGGAACGGCGGCCCATGGAAACCGAGTGTGGAGCCGGGCATGCCACCACCACCAACCGCCCCCCAGCATCACGGCAACAACATCGTCACCATGATCGATCTACAACTAGCCATCGACGACTACACCCTCACCTGCCAGCCATCCAAACAAAGGAAACATTTAGCTAGGCTGGCAGCATTCCGGGAAGTATACGGGTATGACCAAACCTATTCGGTGGCCGCCCAACGACTCGGAGTCACCCGGCAAACCGTGAAACAGTGGGCAGACCAAACACTCATCACCCTCACAGGATACGCAAACAGTCGATACTACCAAGACGGCAACGACGACAGCACAGGGACGAAATAAAACCATGAACAACACAACCAATATCCCCTACACTGCCCTCAAAACAGCGATACACCGAATCATCCAACAACAGCCCACCAACATGAACCAGCTGCAAAACATTGTTGACAGTGTCGAAAACCAGTACCGTGTACCCATCTCACTCGACAACGTGAACCTTACCGTCAAAGAAGTCAGCCTCGACGATCTCGCTATCGATCAGGACACGCTAGACGAGTGCAGCGAAATCCTGTGGGACTGCGACAGTGAAGGACACCCCACAAACAACAGCAACACCCGTGGCATTCCAGACGACACACAGGCAAGCCAGGAAGCACTAGACTGGCTCGCCGGAATCGCATACCAGGCCAAACTACTGCAAGCGGAGGCCGACGAGATCATGCAGTCTATCATCTGCCACCGCGACAACCACAAAAATGTTATCGGCCAGGATGTTCTCGACCAGGCCAACGAAACGATCTCCGCCTGCCTCCACCTGGACCAGCTGCTCGAAGAAACCATCAACAACGAATCATAGAATACTATAGACACAAAAATAGTGCCCCAGCGGCAACCACCACACGATCGTGGCAGCACCGCTGGGGCACACACATATTCAATTATGCAACAGTAGACTCTACCGTGCCAACCTCAGACTCGGCAGCACGCCGAGGCTCATAGCCTACACCAAGATCCGCATCATCCATCGGCTCTATCATGCCCGGATCCGACACATCCACCGAATGAGGCTCCACTATTCCGGGATCATCCGGTGGAACCAAACCCGCATCCAGCTGAGGCTTGCCGGGCTTGCCGGCCACAAACGACGGGCTACCAAACGAAGTAGCCACCGACAACACCGCAGCAACCGTGGCCGTAATCAACGCCGATTCCCACGGCAAACCGCGAAACGACTCCGCCGTATACGTGACACCCGCAGTCACCCCCAACACAGCAACAAACGTTTGCACAAAAGTCTTAGCCGCCCGCTCCAGTAAACCTAACCAAAACTGTTTACCCACAACAAACCACCATCACTTTTTCAAACCGTTAACAGCAGACTCAAGCCTGTCAATACGGCTACGACACTCCAGCACGTAATACCAGACACTCCACAGGGCATCCTTGCTGCGCCACAGCTTCCCCGTCACCGGATTCTTCACCCACGACAAAGCCTCCACACGGCGCGCCAGGTCACCATTCTGAACCTGAACCACACCCACATCGTGATGCAGCTTATTCACCGAACCACTAAGCTGAGCAGACAATTGTTTAATCTGATTATGTAACGCTTTCACATCAGCCACCGTTAACTCCTCACTACTTGAACCGCCGCCGTGGCCATTCACCACAGCCATAAATTTGTCCCACGGAAACCACGGCCCCGGATCGTCATGATCCGACTGATGCCACGCATCCGTCACATCAGTGTGCCCGCAGATGCCCCGCCTACCCGCTTTTAGATCGGCCACAGATAGTTTCCTTTTCGGAACACCATGCTTGTCACACAACTGCCGACACAGCACCGCGGCACGCTCCACAGCGGGCCACACCCGCGGATCAAGCCACTGCTCCCTCGTGTAAGCATGCCCCGGCACACGGAACGAGGCGTGCGAACCCCCATCCGCGCAAATCTCTATACCCAAAGAATGCGGATTCGGCGGGGCATGCCAACCAATCGTAGACTCGGACAGGCACTGCACCGTCTCCCCAATATCACACACATAATGCGCCGAACCACCCGACGATGGGGAAGCAAAATAGTTTGCTGTGGACACCGCCCGCCCCTTACGGGAAGCGGACGGAAACCCCACATCCGGGCATGTCGCATGAATCACAACACGGTTCACCGGCTTATTTGATCCGGCAGAGTGATGCGCCGCTGGAATGTATCTCACAACACGCCACCCCCAAACACTACTATCAACACTAGTAACACCCTTCCTCTTTTACTTGTGGGATGATACGGTAACCACCGGTGACGGTTTCACACTCTCGCAGGCCGCCGAACCCGCTATGGTAGAGGCCGTACCGTCACTATATTTCACAACCAGGCGGCCCACGGAACAGTACACAGACACCACCGAGCGCCCATCCTTACCATCCTTACCATCCTTACCGTCCTTGCCATCGGCACCGGCAGAACCCTGCGGACCCTGAGGGCCAACAGGGCCACGCTCACCCTGTGCACCGGCTACACCAGGGGGACCGGCAGGGCCACGGCCACCATCAGCCCCATCAGCGCCATCCCTACCTGGCACGCCATCCCGGCCATCAGCCCCGTTCACACCGGCAACACCATCCTTGCCGTTAGCACCGGGCAGCCCGTCAGGACCCTTCACACCATTCAAACCCGGGGAACCCTGCGGACCAACAGGACCAACAACACCCGACGAACCATTAACACCATCCCGGCCGTCAACACCAGCGGGCCCTTGCGGGCCGCGCACACCGGCAGGACCCGGCACACCCTGCACGCTACGCTCAACACGCTGAGCATCCACACACAAGCCAGACCGGTGAAGACGCACCGACTCCTGCCCGCCAGAGGCACACACCTGCCGCACACGGCTGGCCAACCCTTTAGCGGCTGTACCATTCGACTGGGCTTTAGCCTGCTCCGAATCCCGCTGGGAAGCCACAGCACCGAAACGTAAAGCACCCCCAGCAACCACCGCCAACAGCACAAGCGACAGGAACAACAGTATCAGGGAAGCCTTCTCAAACGAGCGGCGCTGCCGCTTCTCTTCCTCCAACTCCCTCACAATTCACCCCCCACCACCATCAACAGTATCCTTCAAAAACTCGGGCAAATCAGGCATCTTTACCGGCTCAACATTCTCCGGCAGATTCGCGTTATAGCGGTGAACAATATGGCGAATATTCCACGTGTATTCTTCCATCGCATCAACCTGCGCAGACAACTGCCTCAGCCTCTTCTTCGACCTGTACGTAGCCGCCTGAATCGAACCAAGAACAGTAGCGATAGCGGTACAAAGAGAGGCTACGAGTGTGGGTGTAAACCATGACACTACAGCCCCCTACCACTACAACAACCACAACACGTCACATACCCGCAAGCCGTACATTACACGCCGACAGCAATCCAGTTAGCTATCGCAGGCACATCAGAAGGCTTAGACCCGTCATTCGTGATAAACGCCAACTGAAAATCCTTGACAGTAACATTGTAGGCTTTCACATCAATCTGCTGCGTGCCCCCAGCCGCCGTAGCCATAGACGCCACCACAACAGGCGGACTACCAAACGGGCGGCCAAACGGGATCGTGTAAGCATACACAGCAGACCCGCCAAACTGGATCTGCTTCGAACCCGTTTCGATCCTCGGAGACAGGAGCATCCACTCGCCGGCATGGTTAGCCCACACAGCCCCCGAAGGCACCATCACCCTGTCACCCTCCACAGGGGTCGGGTCACAAGCCGCAGACTCGCCAAACGCCACACGGGCCGCCACGGCACGCCTATCCAACTGCTGCTGCAAACCGTTAGACGACACCACCAAAGTAGCCAACAACTGCTGATGGTACACGCCAGGCTCAGCCCTTAACACGTCACGGGCACGCTCCGCACGCCCCCCAGGAACAATCTCCAACTTGGCCGTATTCTGCTCCCAATCCCGAGACAGGACAACATAGTCATAACGGGTCTCGCCAGGACCAGGCAGCTGCCCTGTCACCGTCTCAACACTATTCGACGTGCACATCACCCCGTGAGCCCAAGCCTGCCCCGGCAAAACACTACACAACACCGTGGAACCCTGAACAGTAGTGCCGACACGAAAATCGTCCGGGCCCTTCACAGACGGCATATTACCCATCAGACCAGACATTTGAGCCCAATCATACTCGGTCAACACACCATCAAAACCCTTGCACACAATACCCACAACAAACCCCCAATTCTTTTCTAAAATTTTTGCAAATCCCGCACACCCGCAGCCAAATCAGCCACACGGCGAGCCAACAGGGCCGACGGATTATCCTCATAATCCCCCGCAATAGGAGTCACCTTCGTCCACCCGTCACCAGGCGATACACACTCCACATCAATCTGCCGAACAATCTCCGCAATAGGCCCCGAGCCCACATCCACATAGATCAAATCACCCGGCATCAGATTGCCTGGCCCAAACCGCAACACATCCGACTCAGCCAACTCGATCTTAAACCCCGAAGTAGCCCCCGACTCGGACAACACCCGCTCCGCCTCATCAATGAGATGCACATGCTCAGAATCCGTGTTACGGGCATCCTTAAACACCTCGACACGATCAAACCACTCATCCTCGGCCAACGCGTCAAAATCCTCACAAAACAGACGATCTTTGCCTTCGCCGCGGCCACCCACAACCACCGCCGTAGCCTTCGGGGCGTCACGCACATACTCCCACGACACAATAGACCCAGACTCGGCAGTCAACACATGCTCACGCGTCACAGCAGGCACACAATCAAACAGTAAACCACGCTGATCCTGCTTCACATTCTCAAACTGTTTCACCGTGACAGTCATCCGAGCCCACGACAACACCGGCAACAACTTATCGGCAAAAACGTGAAACCGCGCCTGAAAATCCTTAATATAGCGGCCACGACTCTTATCATCCACCATAAATATATCAGGAGGAAAACGCCAAGTATTATCCCGCAACGCCTTCTTAGCGACCGACTCCGCCGCACCCGAATAGTGGGCATAATCCCTATTGGCACGCCACTCCATCCCAATGATGCTGGAACGATAAGGCACAGGCCACAACAGCATACGCCACAACAGGCGGATATCATCCTCACACGTGATAGTCACCCGCGAAGACTGCCAAGGACCCACACCATGAACCCGACGCACAGGCCCAGAAAAAATCTGGCCACCACCATAATCAACAACCAGCCGTGCACCCGGCCTAGTCAACCCGTCAAGCCTAGAATGATCACCCGACACCACCAACTCCAAAGTGGACAAACCATTCCACTTCAACGACAACTTCAACGACTCAAAAAAATTGATAGGCGCCACACGGCGATAATCCGGCGTAAACAACGTTACATGCGGAACAAGACCAGCCATCAACCATTCACCAAGCCCTCAAAAACCTGTACTGCACCGACACAACAATGGCACCCAAACCAACCATCTCAATATTCACACTCT